GTTTGATTAGCAGGTTTTATTTCTACAATCTCAACGTGCTTCTTCATGTTTTTATCAACATAAGAAATTAAAAAATCAGGAACGTAAACTGTGTGCTTACCAGTTAGAGGATCTCTATAAGGTATCTTTACACTTTCGCTGGACCACTGTTGTATGCTAGGATTGTTATCACAGAAAGTCATAAAAGTAAATTCCCACGAACTTCTATATCTAGGAGCACCTTGTCCCATATATTTTTCAGGGTTTTTTACTTTATAAACCCCTTGGCTAAACTTTAAGCTCATACTGCTATGTTTCTTTGAATTTCAGGATGTGGTTGAGGTTTATCAGCATAGCCCAGACTGCTACTTTTAAATCTATTGTAATTTAATATTTCAGATACTAGACCAGATAGTTGTACATTGTCTAGACCTCTTAATGTATCTAAAATTTGCATGGGATTATAATTGTCTTGCTTAGCCTGTCTAATAATTGTAACAGCAATAGATTCAGCGGCTACTTCACCAAAGTCTCTGTTGGTAAAATAGCCTTTCATAGCTGCTAATACTGATGAGTTGATTTCAACAGGCATGTTCATGTACGAGTCAAATGCTTGAACTGTGGAGTCTTGAGATTTACTAACAGGGACGTTAGAATAGTTTTGATTCATGATTACCTTTTAGGAGGAAATATAAGTGCGGCGGGATTTGCTCTGATCTTTCCATCAACACTGGTGTTAAATGCTTTGAAGATGTTAATACCTACACCACCTGGTAAATTAAATACTCCCGGATTGTATTCTGTACTTGGCGGAGTATAATATTTTCCAGGAGCAGTTTTAGTTAGCGCCCCTAACGCCCCTGCCGCAATATTATATCCAGTAGCTTTAGTTCGAACAATACCTTTAGTGTTTACATAATTCTTAGCAAGGATTGTAGCAATGTCTAACAATGGGTTTGGTGATTTGTATGCCCCGCCAACCTTACCAAATACCCTTTGAGCACCCGGTTTATCAAATCCTGTTTGTTGTTTAATATAGTAAGGATTGTTTATAGGATTTCCTGCAATTTGCAAAGGGCTAGGAGTTTTGTCATAGTACACACTAGTGAATCCTGGCGGATCTGTTTCTGCAACAATCTGTCCGTAATCATACAGTACATTTTCGTAGGCAACCTGCATTCTATTTTGCATTACTTTGCTGCCTTCACTTTGGTTTAATGAGTCGTGTGCCCATTCTGTAATCTTAGGATTAATCAAAGTTACCTGAGTAAAATTTTGTTGATGCAGACTGTAAATTTCTATAGAAGTAAGAAAAGGAACTTTGACATTGTTATCATAGATACCATATTGATAATCTGTTTCACCGTACTTAGTATCTCTAAATTCTACAGGTACTTCGCCTGTAGTTCCATAACTACTGTCTGCAAAATAATGTTTGTAATAGTTAATCCATAGCTTGTTAATGATATCAAAATTATCATCATGGAATTCTACGTTAACAGGAGTATAGGTTAATTTAGTAGGTACTATTGTTTTTCTATTATATTGATTTAATGTCTCAGTGGCAATTGTAAATTTAGGAAGATCAACTTTCTTGACTAACAATCCAACATCCATTGCTCCGGTATTACGCCATTGTTGATCTATAATAGCATCCGGGTTAATGTTGAATACTACGTAATAAAGAAAACCTAATTTAGGAGAATATGCGTAATTTTCGTCAACGTATAGTCGACTAGCATGTTGATAGTCTTTTAAATTAGGATATCCTCTAGCATAGCCTGTGCCGGATAGGTAGTTAGTAAATGCGTTGCTCATACAAATATTTAGTCAAATAAAAAGCTCGGGTTTTTATGCCGAGCTTTATTTTAGTTAATTTAACTATTAACCTGTAGTTAGTCCCTGTGCACCTGCTGGTCTTACAACACGACCTACATCAATACCAATACCGCTGGCTGCGCCGCCTGGAGCGTCAAGTTGGATTGCGTTATCGTATGTAATAGTTAATGCAATATCCATAGGATTAGTTGCATCAGCATAGTCACCACCTTGATATGTAGCTTGTTTGATAAAACAACCTAAGAACTCAAAACTTTCTAGTGTAACTGGTTCAAACGCACCGTTGCCACCGTCAAGCATTTCAACACGCATTCTGAACTTGTAGTCAATGCCGCTAGCAGCACCGCTTTGTTCAAAGAAGTCAAATTGCTTCTGTAGTTGCTCACCCACTTTGCGACTAACAACACCACTCGCATCATCACGGATAGTTAATTTTGCATCTGCAAAATTGTGCTTACCTAATAGCTTAACTGTGCTGTTATAAACAGGTAGTTTGATTTCTTCAAAAGTAACGTCAGGTCGGCTAACGTTCATAACCTGTTTAGTTAGTTCAGTTGTCGGTTGTCCTGGGACACCAAAACTATCTAAAGTAACACGGAAGCGGTACTTTAGTTTTGGCATCAACAGACCTTGTGTAGTAGAAGCTTGGCTTCCACTAATAGGTACTGTAAATCTTGATAAACTTGCGATTGGCATATAAATGCTCCTTATTCTTTGTATTTACCTATTATAGTCCGGCTGCAATGTCACCAGTATTTTTTAAGCGTAGCGGAATAAAGATAAATTCCACAGCCTTAACTGGCTCAATGGCAATGTCAACATACAACTCATTTCTATCAATTCTAGAAGGAGTATTGTTTGTCTCATCACAGACTATAACATAATCATATAGTGCTCTTTGTCCTACTAATTCAAGCATTAGACTTTCGGCTGCTGCTTTAATTTCACGACGTGTCTGAGCATCGTTAGGTTCAAACAAGAATGGTCTTGCAAGAACATCTAATTGTTTACGTAGATAGCAAACTAAACGTGCTACGTTAATTCTATCCAATGCGCTGGCATTTCTAGCACGAGTGCGTTGACCGTAGGCCAATACACCAACACCGGTTAGTGTGGCAATTGGATTAATCTTAACATCGTCGAGTACATCACGTAGACCTTGTGGCAATGCTGTAGATTTAAATTCTCCTTCAGCAGTAATATAACCAACTGATGTAGCATTGTCAACACCACCGCGGCGTGTACCAGCAGGTGCAAACCATGGATAGCTCTTAGCATCACTGTTAATGATAGTGCGTAACATCATGTGACTTGCTGGAACAACAATGTTGTTACCTGCGTTGTCGTTAGTATAACCGCTTGGGTAATACATGGCCATGTATTCGTCATAGCTAGTGGCACCAGCATCACCATTGTCCAATGCTTCGGCTGTGTTTAATCCCCAGGCATTTAATGCTGTGCCTGTTGGCTGTAAACGGAATGGTGTATCACCAACAACAAACGCTGTAATACCGCGATCAGTGTTTAGACCAATCATGTTTTGAATTACTTCAGGATAACCAGGTGTTGCCATTAGGTTAAATCCTAATGTATCATTGTCACGGATTGATTGATTAGTATCGATCAATGATTTAAATGCTTCAACTACCTGTGCTCGTTGACTTAATCTACCAAACTGTGGACCGCCATCAGCAGCTACAGCATTTTGCGATACCCAACGATCTGCATTATAACCTGTCATGCTAGCGTCGCCATTACGTGTGTTAAGAGCAGATTTGTTGATATAACCTGATACATATTTCTTAACGTTAAATCCTGAACGACGAGTATTCCATAGACGCATACCACGTGGATACAATGCTGGATCAGGACAATCTGGGTCTAGATAATTGCTAGTTCTTAGTGCAACAATAGTACTAGGGTCTGTAGCATTTCCAGCAGTTGCCCATCGAGCATCTGCAAATAACCAACCAGTTGGAGTTGATTGATCTGTTACGTCTTGCTTAACCCATGCTGTACCGCTGTAAACATAAATGTTTCTACCGTACATGTCAACATCGCTAGTATCGACCCAAATGTCACCAGCAACTAGTTCTGATCCATCTGCTTGGCCAGTATTTTTATCAGGCTCAGTGGCGCTGATAATTGGACCAGTTTCGTCTAATCCAGTATTATAGAATTGACTAGAAGAATGTTGCATTCCTACCCATGTATTTCCATTATGGATTAAAATATCAACTTCGTCGACAACACTGTTATACCACATTGTTGCATCTGCTGGGATTGTTGTAGGGGCATCATTTCTTGCTTCGTATACTAACGGTTTCCAGTTTGTTACAATAAATGTGAACGATGTAGTGCCTGTTGTGAAATCACCTGTAGGAGCACTAAACACATTAGCAGTTGTGCCAGCTGTAAAGAATGAGTTCAATACAGTTTCTGGGCCTGTGTACAATTCAATTGCGCCACCACCTGAGTGTGTTATAGTTAGCACATTTGTAGGAACATCCCAAGAAGCAGATGTATAAGTTAATCCAGCGCCGGAAATACCAGCTGGAATTTGACTTCCAATAGAAGTACCTGTACTAGTTAATGAAACAGTTCTAACAGAACTCCACGCACCTGAAGGTAACGTTTCTCTAATAGTAAATGAAGAAGTAGTGCTTAATTGTGTAGCAACTAAATTACTCACCGCAGTTGTTGAACCAGCCGCTGACTTTCTCCAAAGTTTAAAATTACCAACATCGGCAGCACCGTGATTGTAACTAGACTCAATGAATACAGTTCCTACAGCAATATTCTTGCCACCACCTACTTGATCTAATGCAAAGTTTGCAGATAAAATACTTGAGTAGATTGGTGCAGTGACAGTAGTCCATGATCGACTTGAGCCGTTGTATACTTTAACAGCCCAGTTTGCGCCATTTGCAGGAACTGTTGAAGTGATCCATACGCTGCCAGTAGATGTGCCAGTATTGAATGTTGTTGGGTATGTATAGTGAGGACTAATTTGTAATGCTTTGTTAGTTTCAAATCCGTCAGTTACAGAAGCCCAAGTATTGTCTGATTTTTTAAAATACAATGTATTTGCATTTGCGTTAGTTACAACCATGGCATAATCGCCAATTTGTCCAACGCTTGTTGCTGGAGCAGAACCTGTAAAACTGTTTGTAGGTGTTGTATCATCTAAAACAATAGGAGTCTTAACCGTAAAGGCTTGTGTACTAGAATTCCATTCTTTGATACCAAACAGTGTAGATGCTGTGTCTACCCAGTATGTTCCTGCTACAGGAGCACCTACTGGTTCTGTGCTAGTCGGTGTTAATGCAGATAAGTCCATGTCTGCACGTACTACGTATGCACGTGAGCTTACGCCCAATGCGCTGTAAGCGGCTTGTAGGCCATATTCGTTTAATTCATTACCGTGTAATGGATTGCCACTACTGTCAGTGTAGAACAAAGGTGTTCCAAATGTATCTGTTAGATCACGTTGACTTGTGATTAACCATACTTTACCTGCATTAGCGGCTGTGGTACCCAAGGCGGTTGTTCCGCTTGGATTCGTTTTATCTTCTTGCGTGGCTACAAATAGCATCGGCACTGTGCCGGGAGCTGATGGAGTGTAAAAACTCTCATCAATAACGCTTACTTGTACGCCTGGTGAATTCAATGTTGCCATTTAACTGTCTCCTATATGGATTACTTGAGTTATTTACCAAGATGATGATAAAACCACCAGGTTAAATACACTACAAAAGGGCGCAAAAAGGGCGGGTATGAGAAATTTATGTAGGATATGCAATCAAAGACCAGTAGCAGTTAATTACTACAAAGAAGGTCGAGCATTCTACAGGTCAAAATGCGACCACTGTGCTAATAATCGAAGTGACGGTACTCCAAAGTGGGAGTTAGCGGGCTACAAAAAGAAAACAGTCTGCGATAAGTGTAACTATACTTCAAAGTACAGTGAACAGTTTAATGTGTTCTATGTTGATGGCAATCCTGCTAATTGCAGATATACAAATTTAAAATCTGTGTGCGCTAACTGTCAACGCATACTTCACAAACTCAAGCTACCGTGGCGACAGGGTGATTTGAAACCAGATTTTTAATTTCAGCAAACAGAGAATCAATACTACGATCGTTGTGAACTACGTGGTCAATTTTGCATCCAACCCATGCAGTTTCGCTGGTATGAATTTTTTCGTTCTTTAAGAAATTTTGTGCGTTCTCTGAACCTTTGTTTGCTTGGATGGCAACATCATACCAATGCGGCAAAGGACCACGTTGTACTCTAACTACTATGCCACCTGCACTGTGTATGGCTTTTATTTCATTGGGGAATCGAACATCGCTGATTACAATATTATCTGTAGTTTTACGCATTTTGTTTTCTACTGATGCAATCCAAATATCATCGTGAAAGCCTTGTCGGCATACTTCAGTTCCCCAATATTGGAGAACCCATCT